AGCACGGCACCGAGAATGACGCGGCATGGAATCCTCACTGGAACTACGCGAAGGGCGAACCGCGCTCCGTCTGCCGCTGTCCAGACGGAGCCTATGAGGGCGCACGCCTAGCTACCAGCCACGCGAACAGTGGACGCCCGACCGCATCCGGGCATCGCTGCGGGACGAACGAGGGGTAGGCGCATGACGTACCGGCCACTACGCCGCCGACTGAGCGATGAGGCAACGACGCTGATGGATGAGCAGCGAGCGAACGGACTGGCACCAGCACCGATCCACATCATGCTCGTCGACGACTCCGGCGCTCGTGAGGTCGGCCGGACAGCCTGCGGTGGCGGTCTGGGTGAGTGGGGCACCGGCGACCTTGAGCAGGTCACGTGCCACCCGTGCCTCGAGCAGGTGCACGCATGACCGCCACCCCCACCCCCGTCCCGGCACCGGACGGGCAGGCGTTGGAGGCGAGGCTGGCTGCACCGTTGACCAGCGCCGAAGTCGAGATCCTGCAATGGCGCGATGGTGCGCCCCGGTACGACGGCAATGAGGCCCTTGTCGCGGCAGTAGAGCGCATCATCCAGGCCCGCGCCACCACCGTCGCGGCTGAGGTCGAGCGGGCGGTGGGAGAGGCGCTGACCGAGATGGCGGACAAGTGGCAATGGGGCGGGTGGTCTGACGCCCTACTGCCGTGGCCCGTTGGGACTAAGCCGGTACTGGGAGTGGCACAGCGGGTCACCGACTGGATGCGGGCCCGCGTCGTCCGTGAAGGCGGCCCCCGGTGACCACGATGCGGATCTGCGGGCGCGAGGCCAACTGCGGCAACCGACAGAGCCGCGGGTGCCCATGTGGAGATCAGGTCAGGGCCGACGCCGAGCAGAAGCCGCGGAAGGTGCCTGAGACGCCCGTAACGGCACCTGTCGCGCCCGTTGGGGTCGTCGAGCGCGTGCTGAGCCACCTGGGAGTTGTACTGCCCGCTAGCGAGGAGACGGCATGAGATACACCGAGGTTGGCGAAGTTGACTACGGCGACTACGACCCGGATGGCAACTGTGTCAACGGGTTCGTAACGGCGGAGGTGGATCGCAATACCACGTTCGGCGAGGCCGTCGCACAGTTGATCCTCAAGGAAACCGGGCGCACCTACGGGAACCCGAAACCCATCCTGATGACCACTCGATCCCACTGGTCCGGTTACAGCGAGTACACCGTGACCAACCAGTGGAGCGAGATCATCCTGACCGTCCCTGACTGGAACTTCGAGCGCGAGTGGGCATCGCTAGGTGACTTCCTGCGAGCGATGGGCGAGGCGAACCCGGAGGCAGACCGATGACCGACCTCGCAACCGTGGCAGCGAACCTGCGCGCCATCGAGGACATGGCCCTACGCCTCGAAGCACGCGCCATCGACCGTGCCGGCGCCAAGGGCATCCCTGGCGGCGAGGCGATGGTCAACCTGGCCAGCGTCGGGTCGGTCGTCGACTGGGCACGCCGAGTCGAGATCCGCGAACAGCACGGCGACTACGGCATCGACTACGAGGACCCCGACGAGCTCTGGCCGGCCGTCCAGGTGCTCTGGTTCTGGTCCGAGGGGATCCGCGGTCAACTCGGCCATGACCACGACGACCCACGCTGGCGACCCACCCTGGTCAGCGAGGCCAAGTTCCTGCGCAACCACGACGTCGCCGAGTGGATCTGGAACAACGAGGTCCACTGGGACGACTACGCGGGGGACGTTGCGCGGGCTAAGAAGAAGCTTGAGGACATCCTGCACGCCGGCGAACGCACACTGCGTGGCGTGCCGTGCATGTACGACGAGTGCAAGGGCAAGCGCCTGGTCCGCAAGATGCGCCCGCTCTACGACAAGGACGGCGACCGGGTCCGCGACCGTCACGGCAACGGGTTGTGGGACCTCGAGGACTGGCATTGCCCCACGTGCCACCGGACGTGGGACGAAGACGAGTACGCGCGCATGGTCACCGCGGCCAACGAGCGCACCAAGTTCGAGGACATCGACGGCGAGACGTGGTGCTCGGCCGACTACGCCGCTCGCAAGGTCGACCGGTCGGTGAAGACCATCCGCACCTGGATCAACCGTGAGGAGCTGGCGACGCTGTGCCTGATCGCTGGGCGTCGGCTGCCGTACGTGAGCCTCGAGGAGGTGCGCGAGCTTGCTGATGGGCGCAAGACCCGGAGCCGCAAGACTGGTGCAGCATGAAGTGTGGTAGTGGTGCTACTCTTGTCTTGAATCCAGCCCGCCTATTTGGCGTACCCGGATACTGCCCATCGACCTCGTTTCGGTGGGCTTTGTGTTTCCCAACGTCGCCCGGCCTGCTTGGTGCAAGGCGGCAACCCCCTGCTGCCGCGCGGGACGCTGCGCGCGCCTTAGCCCCGCGTGACAGTTCAGGGAGGCGCTTGTGCCATGTCGCTCATCGTTGAACCCGAGACCACCCGCGAGGAACTGACCGAAGCCATCGCCTCGGTCAACGCGCTCGCCAAGCGTTGCCCGGCCCACTTCGTCACCGAGCACGCCAAGTGGCACGACGAGATCAACCGGCTCCTCGACAAGCTCGAGACGGCCCCCTGATGTCCAAGGTCACCATCACGCGTCTCTGGCCAGACGGTGACCGCATCGCCGTGTCCGCCACCGAAGACTCCGGCCACCCAGACGGCCTGCTCCAGGAAGTCGCACGGGTCGCAGTCAAGGCATACGCAGAAGCTCTCGGGGTCTCCATCGCGTTCGACGAGGTCGACGAGGAGCAGCCGTGACCGACCGTCGCGACAACGCACCACCGCCCGATGGCTGGCGTACGGACGCACGACCCGACCCATTCGCCACACCGGAGCCGGAGCCGCTGCTGCACGACGGCATCCAGCTCGGCGAGAACTAGACCTCGGAACAGCAACACCTCATAAGTAGACCCAGCGCCAACCGGGCAGCGGGTCGCTCTAGAGAGGCGGCTACGGCCGTGGCACTCGCTGAACGCATCAAGCAAACCCCGCCGCCCATGCACGGCACACCATGCTCCGTCGGCGTCCTGCTCGACCAGCTTGAGGGCGCCGAACACGACGCCCTGCTCGCCATGCTCGGCACACCCGAGAAGCGCGGCTGGAGTCAGGCGCAGATCTACGACGCACTCACCGCCGAGGGCTACACGGTCGGGCGGCAGACGATCAACAAGCACCGGGCCGGCCAGTGCCGTTGCGCCAAGGATGCGTCGTGAGCCTCGCTGACCGGGTGACCGAGCAGGTCAAGCAGCGCGAACTGAACACGCTCCTCGTCGATATCGAGCGGCTACCCGGGTCGTTCACTGCTGACTTTTGGGACCTGAACGCCTTCAAGAACAGGCGCATCCACCCCGATCTCGTCACCGAGTGGCCCACCACCGTCTGCTTCACCGGACTCTGGTACGGCCCGCCGCCACCCGGACAACCCAAGCGCCCCATCTTCCACGCAGCGTGGGAGGACGGGGGTGCCGATGCGATGTACCAGGCGGCGTTCGACCTGTACGACAAGGCCGACATCTGCATTACGTACAACGGGATCGGCTTCGACAACCGTCACCTCACCTCAGGCTGGACCGAGCGTGGCATGGGCCGGCCGTCACCGTGGCGTGACGTTGACCTGCTGAGGGTGGCTCGACAGTCGCAGGGCTGGGAATCGAAGACGCTCGACAGCGTGTGCAAGCGCCTCAAGATTCCAGCGAAGAATGACCACTACACGGTCGAGGTTGCCAGGGCTGCGATGGCCGGCGATGCCACCGCCCAGCGCAAGCTGCGTTCCTACAACGTCAATGACACGAAGATCATGGCTGCCGTCTACGAGCGCCTACTGCCGTTCGTAAAGGGCCAGCCCCACGTCGCACCGAGCCTCGGTCTCACCACGCCGACGTGCCCGCGCTGTGGATCGACCGACGTAACCAGGCAAGGTACCTACTCGCCCGGCGTCTACAACTATGTGCAACTGCGTTGCAACGTGTGCTCCGGTCCGTTCCGCACCACGTTCGAATCGCGTGGGCCATCGGTCAAGACGCTGTGACTTCAGAACCAGCGAAAGAACTCAGGCGCTTACTCGATGGATGCGACGCCTGCGGAATGTCAGCCAACTACTGCGGATGCGTCCGATGGATGGATCAGCAACCCTGTTGCCAAGGCTGTACGCACTGAGGGCTGTGAGCTCTGTGGATGCTGGACTTGCGGGTGTGTGATGTGAGGAGCGTGGCGATGGCTGCCGTCCACCACACCCGCGCGTGGCGCAAGCTGCGTGACCAGGTTGTCCGCGAGGAACCACTGTGTCGACTGCGCCTAGTCGGATGCACCAACCTCAGCCAGACCGCAGACCACATCATCACTGTCCACGATCGGCCTGACTTGGCGATGGTGCGCGGCAACCTTCGTGGCTCATGCCACCACTGCAACTACAAGCGCAACAAGCACGCCGTGGTCGTGCCGATTGCGTCCAAAGCATTGGAGTTCTTCGCGTGATGCGGCAGCAGGGGTGGGTCAAATCTCTGCGCTCGTCGGCGTTGGAGACCCCAGATGTCTTCATTCATATCCCCCCGACGACCGGTTCCACGTCATGAGCGACGCGACGTTGGCCTCTGTGGCCTCTGCGGGCAACCGGTTGACGACCCTACGTGCATTGCGCGACTTCCTGGCCGGCGAGCTCGATACCTGTGACGCGCACCGCGGCGCTCTCGCAGCGCCTGATGGACGTGCTCGAGCAGATCGCGGAGATCGAGAAGGCTCAGCCAGCGAGTGAGGGGACTGCGCTCGATGAGTTCACCCGCCGCCGCTCTGAGAAGCAAGCCCCGCGTTCGTCGGGCGCCTCGAAGCGTCAGGAACGACGTTGACGATGCGGTCTTTCTGTCGTCGCGCTACGGGCTGACGCCGGACGACTGGCAGGAGGACGTCCTCGAGACGTGGCTCGGCCGCAAGTCGAACGGCCGCTGGTCGGCTGCGACTTGTGGGCTGGCAGTGCCTCGGCAGAACGGCAAGAACGCGCTGATCGAGATGCGTGAGCTGTTCGGGATGATCGGCGAGGGTGAGCGGTTTCTGCACACGGCTCACGAGGTCAAGACGGCCCGGAAGGCGTTCCTGCGTATCGCGTCGTTCTTCGAGAATGAGCGGCAGTATCCGGAGCTGGCTGCGCTGGTCAAGGAGATCCGCAAGACGAACGGCCAGGAGGCCATCGTCTTGACCAACGGCGGGTCGTGCGAGTTCATCGCCAGGTCGAAGGGCTCTGGTCGTGGCTTCACGGTCGACGTGCTGGTCTGTGACGAGGCGCAGGAGCTTGCTGACGAGGAGTTGGCGGCCCTGTTGCCGACGATCTCGGCCGCACCGCTCGGCAATCCGCAACTCATCATCACCGGCACCCCCCCGAAGCCTGGTCGTGGTCTCCCGTTCCGCCGCATCCGTGAGGATGGCGAGGCTGGGCGTGACGCGCGCCTGGCGTGGACGGACTTCGGTGCTGCCGATGGTCCGATGCCTGACACGGCTGACCGCGCCTTGTGGATCACCCACAATCCCGGCGCTCAGGTTCGCCTGTCGCTGGAGGAGATCGAGCGCGAGTGGCGGGTGCTCTCCCCCGAGGACTTCGCGATCGAACGCTACGGTTGGTGGGGTGACCCGGATACCGAGCTGGCGGGCGTCATCGACTTGAAGAAGTGGGCGACGCTGAAGGGCGACGTGCCACCGCCTGAGCGTGCCGCCCTGGTTGTGGATGTCTCGCCTGACCGCAAGCGTGCCTCGATCGGTGTTGCTGCGGATGGTCCTGATGGCAAGACGCTGGTGATGGTCACGACTGGCCCCGGTGTCGCGTGGGTGGTGCCCGAGGTGGCGCGCCTGTGCGAGAAGCGGGACATCGTTGAGGTGGCTATCCAGCCGACTTCGCAGGCCGGCTCGCTGATTCCGGATCTAGTGCAGGCCGGTATCGCGTTCGAGCCGTTGACGTCGACCCAAATGGGTCAGGCGTGTGCGTCGTTCATCGAGGCCGTCAAGGAGTCTCGCCTGGTCCATGTGGGCCAGTTCGAGCTCGACGCCGCGGTGGGCAACGCACGGACCCGGTTCTCCGGTGAGGCAGAGCTGTGGGACCGCCGGAACCGGGCTGTGGACATCTCCCCGCTCGTGGCTGCATCCACTGCGGCTTTCCGTTGGGCTCAGAGCACCACGGGTCCGTCCGTCTATGAATCCCGCGGGATGGTGACGCTGTGAGGTCCAGAGTCCTCAACTCCCGGCTTCGTGAGCGGGTGATCGTGACTTGCAAGACCGGCGACGCATTCTCCGGCGTCCTATTCAGCCATGACGACAAAGCTCTCGTACTGCGGGAAGCGCGGGCGCTGGGTGCCGGCGAGAACCGCGCGGACCTCCCACTCGACGGTGAGCTGATCGTGCTCATGCCCGACGTGGCCTACCTTCAGCGACCCTGACCGTGAGGAGAGCGCATGTTCCTCAGTGACGGGGCTCTGGTCACCAAGACACCACTGAACATCTCTGTGGGCAGTTCCTACTTCCCGTGGATGCCGCCCATGTCGAACGGCTGGCCTTCGGCGTACGCCGGCATCTACTCCCGACAACTGTGGGTCTACGTCGTCGTTTCCAAGCGGGCTCGAGCAACGGCACGGCTCCCGCTGCCTGTCTACGAACGCAAGGCCGACAACGGGCGCGAGCGGGTCGACGACCACCCGATGGCCCGCTTGCTGAAGAACCCGAACCCGGGGATGACGGGACACGCCCTGTGGCTGTGGACGTCTTCGACGTTCGACATCTACGGCGACACGTTCTGGTACAAGAAGCGCGCCCGCGGCCAGGTCGTCGGGCTGTATCCGTTCCACCCGTCGTCGATGACCTACGACGATGGCGCGTGGACCTTCGACAACGGCAAGCTCGTCTTGAAGGACATCCCCGATTCCGACCTGGTGCGGTTCCGGGACTTCCACCCCGACAGCCTCGCCCGCGGCCTTTCGCCTTTGGAGCCCCTGCGGTCAACGCTCGAGAACGAATGGTCGGCGCGGACCGCGACGTCCTCGTTCTGGAAGCGTGGCGCACGGCCAGCGATGTCGCTGAACCACAAGGGTGAGCTCTCCCAGCCGGCACAGGACCGCCTCAAGGCGCAGATGGACGCCGTCACCGCGGGCGCGGACAAGACTGGCGTGACGATCGTGCTCGAAGAGGGCATGGAAGCCAAGCCGATGACGCTGACCGCTGAAGAGGCGCAGTACATCGAGACGCGGAAGCTGAACCGCGAGGAAGTCTGTGCGGCCTACGACATGCCGCCGCCGGCCGTCCACATCCTTGACCGGGCGACGTTCTCGAACATCACAGAGCAGTTCCGGTCGGTGTACCGCGACACGATGGGCGCCATCCTCCCCGGCTTCGAGGGCGCTATCGAACTGGACCTGCGGCAAGCCGAGTGGCCCGACGACAACGTGTACGCCGAGTTCCTGCTCGATGAGGTTCTGCGCGGCGACTTCGAGACTCGCCAAGGTGCCCTCGCACAGGCGTCACACATGACCATCGCGGAGAAGCGCAAGGTCGACAACCTGCCGCACATCGACGGGACCGACCGCGTGTTCCTCAACGCGGGCATCCTCCCGCTGGACGCCATTGACGCCCACGCCGCGGCCACTGTCGCCAACACGAACGACTCGCTCCCGCTCGCCGTGGCCCGCTCGATCATGGGGCGACTGTCGTGGCAACAGTCCCTCGAGCAGGTCGACCCGAAGTCCCTGGTTGAGGGCGTCGAAAGCACGGCGGGTCCCGTGCTGCAAGCCCTCGCCCTGGAGCGAGCCAACGGAGGCGACGTCGCCTCCCTCCGAGAGCGCATCAGCGCACTGGTGAAGGAGTAGCGATGCAAGAGAAGAAGACCTTCGCGGTCGCCGTGGTCAAGTCCGCCGAGTCGGAGAACCCGAACGGTGAGTTCGAGGTGGTTCTCTCGGCCGAGACGGTGGACCGTGACGGCGAGATCATCGACAAGGGCGCGTTCGAACCGCTCCCTGAGTCGATCCCCTTCCACGCCTTCCACGATTTCCACGACCCGATCGGGCGCGCCGTTCCGTACTACGACGGTGACGTGCTCAAGGCGCGCGGCATCTTCGCATCCACCCCGCGCGCGCAGGAGATCCGCACCCTGGTCTCCGAGGGCGTCATCGGCCACACCTCGGTCGGGTTCATGGCCGCAACACGCAAGGAGAGCAGCGAGGAAACGCCCCCCGTCACCTCCGGCGAGCTCCTGGAGGGCTCGTTCGTCTCGGTCCCGTCGAACCGAGAGGCCGCCGTTCTGATGGCCAAGGAATTCGACGCCAAGGCTGGCGCCCGGAACTCCGGCAAGGACTCCGACCGCCTCCAGAACATCCACGATCTTGCGGTTGAGAACGGTGCCATGTGTACCGGGACTACCCGTGAAGCCACACCTGCCCCCGTGACCCCCGCCTCTGAGGAGGCTGGCAAGTCGCCGGCAAGCAACGTGGTCGAGATGGCCCGAATCCGGGCCGACATCGCGCGCCTGTCCCTCACGGACTGACGCACCCACCTGAGAACACCCGGCACACCGTCGGGCGTTTCTGCCTGCCCACGAAAGGAGCACGACCACCCTCACTGCCCGCGAGCAGCTCGAGGCTTCCGTCAAGGAGCTCGAGAAGTTCGCGGACGACCTCGACGCCAAGGGCGTAGCGCCCAGCGCCGAGGACCTGGAGAACATCAAGAACCGCGTCGCCGAGATCGCCTCCCTCAAGGAGCGCGTGAAGAACGAGGCCGAGCTGAAGGGCGAGATGGCGGACGCCAAGGCGTTCCTCAAGAGCCTCGCTGGCGGTGAGCCCGTCAGCAGCGAGCGTGTGACCCTGACCGAGTCCGGCCTGGCGATGAACACGCAGGGCAAGACCTTCGGTGAGCTGTTCACCGAGTCCGAGGCGTACGGCGACTTCGTCGGCCGCTACTCCAAGAACGGTGTCATTCCGAACGCGGTCAAGGGCGTCCAGTCCAACCCGTTCCAGACCCCGGACATGAAGGCACTGCTCACCGGAGCCTCCGCCACCTCGGCGGGCGCCGCGGTGCGCAACGACCTCTACACGCCCATCACCGACCTCGTCGGTCAGCGCGAGCTGACCGTCTACGACCAGGTCACCAAGGGCTCCACCGTCTCCGACACCGTCGAGTACGTCCGTGTGACGTCGAAGACGAACTCGGCGGCACCGGTCGCTGAGGCCACGTCGTCCGCAGCTCCCACCACGGGTGCCTCGTCCGGCGCACCGCTGACGCTGAACGCTGGCGGTGGCTACAAGCCGGAGTCCGCTCTGGCGCTGGAGATCGTCTCGACCACGGTCAAGACGCTTGCCCACTGGATTCCGATCACCAAGCGGGCGGCGTCCGACGCCGGCCAGGTGCGGACGATGGTGGACAACTTCCTGCGCTACGGGCTCAACGAGGAGCTTGAGGACCAGATCCTCACCGGCTCCGGATCTGGTGAGAACTTCACCGGCATCCTGGCCACGTCGGGCATCCTGACCGTCGGCTCGGCCGGCACGGACATCGACGCGATCGTGGACGCGATCAACGCGGTGAGGACGACCGGTCGGCGCAAGCCGGACACCCTGGTCATCCACCCGGCCGACTGGTACTCGACCGGGTTCCTGACCGCGAAGGACACCGCTGGGAACTACCTGATCGGTGACCCGCGGGCCTCGATCGACCAGCTGAACACCCTGTGGGGTCTCAAGGTGGTCGTGACCGAGGCGCAGACGCAGAACACCGCACTGGTGGGCGACTTCCGTCAGGCGGTCCTGTGGGAGCGCGAGGGTGTCTCGGTAATGGTCTCTGACCAGCACCAGGACTTCTTCACCCGCAATCTGCTGGCGATCCTCGCCGAGATGCGCGCTGCTTTCGGCGTGCTCGACCCCGAGGCGTTCTGCACCGTCACCGCCGTCTGATTCAACTGCTGAGAGTGAGTGGGGGCCGGCGATCCCGGCCTCCACTCCAGCACCGGAAGGAATCTCATGTCGGAGAACAAGGGGCCTGTCGAGGTCGAAGCGCCCGTGACACAGACGGGTGCGACGTTCGCTGAACGTCAAGCCGCACGACTCAGGGCCGAGAAGTCCAGTAGCAAGCAGGTCGACGAGAGCGCGGACAAGGTCGAGGACAAGGCCGTCAAGCCTGCCGCGACCAAGAAGCGCACCGCCAAGAAGTCTTGAACTGAGGGGAGGCGCGCGCATGCCGTACTTCACCACCGACGAGCTGCGCGCCCTTCCCGACGTCCAGGATCCGGGCCGCTTCTCTGATGACCGCCTAGCGGCGGCCCGCGACTGGATTGTGGGCATCGTCGAGCGAGAGTGCGACACCTCGTTCATCCCATCCGTGGTGACCGAGAATGTGAACGGCAGCGGTGTAGACGCGCTGTTCCTCTCCTCGCCCTACATTCAGTCGGTCGAGGCCGTCACGGTCGACGGCACGGACTACACCACCGACCAGGTTGACGCCTTGCTGATCCAGAACGGGGCGCTGTACGACCCCACAGGTGCCTACTGGTCCTACGCCTCACGCGGCAATGTGACCGTCACCTACACCGCCGGCTACTCCACCGAGCCGCCGCCGGACCTCAAGGAAGCCATGATGCGCGCGGCGCGGAACTGGCTCCTCACCTCCGACGCTTGGTCTGGCAAGGACTCGCGCGCCACGTCGATCAGCAACGACGGCGGAACCATCAGCCTCGTCATCGCCGGCCCTGACCGGCCCACCGGCTATCCGGACGTGGACGCCACGATCATGGCCTGGGCTCGCCGGGTTCGTGTGCCCAAGGTTTCCTGATGGCGCGCTCGATCGTCGTCGAGGTCCGCAAGGCTGTGATCGCCGGGATCTCAGACCTGGTCGGTGACGACTCGGTCTCATGCACTTACGGGTGGCAGGGCTCGAGCGACGACGCCCGCCGCGAGCAGATCTACACCAACCGGCCGCGCGCCGAGCACCAGCCGGCGTCGCTCAAGGCGGGTCGCACCTTCCGCAATGAGCAGATGGACTTCGACGTCGTGATCCTCGTCATGGATCCGTCCAAG